GATCTCGCTGGCCAGGATCGTGCCGTTCGCATACAGCCACCGCCCGGCGGTGGCGACCGCTACCGTCCCCGCCGAAAAGGACACCGCCACGAACTGGCCGATCTTGGTGGCGACCCACCACGCGCCCTTCGCGATATCCGCGACGAACGAGACCGCGGTTTCCCCGATCGACCACAAGATCTTCGCGGTGTACGCGGCGATCGCGACAACCAAAACGCCGCCGATGATGCCGGCCAAGATGGTCGCGACCTGGCCGTGTTTCGTGAGCCACGCCGATGCGGACGCCACCGCCGACGCGATCTTCGTCACCACGGGCAGCAGCTTTTGGCCGACCGACACAGCGAGCGCCTCGAGGCCACCTTTCGCCTGCGCCATTTTCTGGTTGAAATTGCCCTGAACCTCTGACCAGCCGTTCACGTCCCCGGATGCGGTCGCGGTAGCGTCCCCGATTTTCGCGACGTTCGCGGCGGTGTCCTTGTAGTTTTCGTTCGTCAACATCAACGCGGTGCGGTAGGTGGTGGCGTCACCGGTCGCGGCCTGCATGGCCTGCGCATAGGACTGGATCTGGGGGGACCCGTTCTTCAGCGAGTTGGTGAAACCGTTGGCCTGCTGCCACATGCCGGCCATTGACGACGCCAACAACGCTTGGGGCGCGGGCAGCATCTTGGTTTCTTTGGTGTAGTCCTTGAGGCTGATCGTGCCGGCGTTCAACTGGTTGGCCAGCGCGGTCACCGACGGTGGGGCTTTGTCAATCGCTTCTTTGAAGTTCGCGGCCGCGGTTTTCGACTGGTTGAACGCGGACAGAACCACCTTGCCGGCGGGACCCATCTTGGTGAGGATCGCCTTAGAAATCGACTCCAGGGTGCCGGTCAAACCCTTGGTGCCCAGCGACGTGGACAGGTCCGTGGCGCTGATACCGACCTGGGCCAGTTCGTCCCGCATCGGCTTTGTCGTGGTCTGCATCTTGGACAGCGAGTGCGCCAGGTTCTGGGTGGTCTGGTCGGCCGACATACCGTGCGTGGTCATCTCGGCGAACGCACCCAGAATGTCCGACAACGGAATCTTCATGGCCGCGGCGACCGGGATCACGCTGTGCATCGACCCGGCCATCTCGCCGAGCGTGGTTTTGCCCAGCGCGGTGGTTTGCACCAGCTTGGACATGACGTTCGCGGCCTGCGAGCCGGGCAGGTTGTAGTCCTTCAGCACGTCGGTGACCGCGTCGGCGGAGGTGACGAAGTCGGCGCCTTCCATGCGGCCGCCCTGCAACGCGGCCTTCAGCACATCCAAACCGCCCTTGGCCGCGGTGTAGCCGCCGGACGAAATCTTGTACATGGTGGCGGTGACGTCCTTTGCCGTCACCCCGAACTGCCCCATGTCCCGCAACATGGTGGGAGACACCAGGTTGTCCATCGCCTGGCGGGTCTCGCCGCCCGTGGTCACGATCTTCGTGGTGGCGGTTTGCCAGTCGCCGGCCATCTTGACGACCGCAGCCCCGGCCACCGCCGCCGCCAGCCCCGGCAGTTTCATCGCACCGGCGAACCCGGACAGCTTCGCGCCCACCGTGGACTGTGCCGCGGCGGCCGTGGTGACCTTGCCGGCGGTGATAGCCATCTGATCGCCGTACGCCTTGGTCGAGGCGATCAACGTCTCGTTCTCGGCGGAGATCTTGGTGGCCATGCCCGACCACTCGGTGGCGTTCGCCTGCGCGGTCATCGCCGTCTCGGCCCGCACCTGGGCCATCTCGGCCAGGACCCGGTCCCACGCGGCGACCTCTTCCGCCGACGCGGTCGACACCGCGGCGGCTTCGGCTTCGGCGGCCGCCCCGGCACCAGCAGTCGCTGCACCAGTCGCCGCGCCCTTGGCTGCGCCGGTGACCGCTGTGCCGGCACCGGCGGCGCCGGCCTCGCCGACCCCGGCCAGTTCGGTGCGCAGCGCCGCAGCGGCCCCGGCGGTGCGGGCCAGCATCGCGTCGATTTCGGCGAACATCGCGTCCAGCGCGGTGACCATGGACTCGCCGGCCACGGTGGACTCTTCGAACGCCCGCAGCATCGGCGCGTTCACGGCCCTCAACGTCAGATACAGGTCTGCAAGCTCCGCTTCGGACGCCACCACCATCACCCCCGCCCAGGTCAGGAGAAGAGGCGCCCGGGGCGGCTACAGCCAGGGCAGGGTGAACGCGCGCCGGAAAGCGACGACCCCGGCGATGGAGCCGATGTGCCCGGCTGGGCGCAGCCACGGGTAGGTGGTGTGGTTACGCAACCCGGTTTCCAGGTAGCGGCCGTAGACCGAACTGGGGGTGGTGCCGCGCCGGCCCGCGTAGGCGGGGTACATGCCGACCCGGGGCCCTACCCGACAGGACCAGCCCACACCGAATGGTCGCGGCAGCGAGTACGCGACCGAGTTGACCAACGTTTTCGAGATGGTCGCCGGGCCGGTGCCGGGCCGGGCGGGGGTGGGGGTGCCGTAGGTGTGGCTCCCGGTGGACGCGTTCGTTTGCGCCTGGTGCGCGACTGCAGCCGCGGTCGCGGTCAACGCGGCCGCGGTACGGGCCTGCGCCAGCACCGCGACCCGCGCGAACACAGCGGTCACAGCACCCGGGACGAGTTCAGCGGGCACGGGTCGCCTCCCTGTGGGCCCGGTCGGCGTGGTCGTGTTCGGCCTGCCACTTGGCTTGCAACAGGTCCCAGAACACGCGCCGTACGTACAGGGGGCACGCCTCGTAGTCCGTCCACGACCAGCGCATCGCATGGCACAGCTCGAACGCGACCAGTTCGGGGGGTGCCGGCCCGGATCCCCACGTGCCGTCATAGATCGAGTCGGCGACGATCAGGATGTTTTCGAAATATTCGGATCCGGGCTCTGTGGAGGGTTTACGGCCTCCGTGATGACCTCGTTGATGCGGCGGATCACCGCCATGGGGAGTTTGTCGACCAGGTCGGGGGTTGCCGGCAGTGGCAGCGGCTGCTGGTCGGTCGCCAGCCCGGTTTCCGGGTCGTACCCGAAATCGCTGGCATCGAACATTCTCCAGCCGATGATGAGGCGGGCGATGACCTCGCGGGACCGCTGCGCCGCCAACGCCTGGTCCAGCGGGACGCCGTCCGGGCCGGTCGGTAGGTCGTTGGGCACCAGGTCGGTGGGCGGCACCGTCTGGGGGTTACGCAGCACCACATGCAGTACCGGGTCGCCCTCGTCGGTCAGATCGGGGAATTGGAGGGTCAGGATCCGGTTTCGGAAACCCGTCATCGTCGAGTCTCCTCAGTACGCGGCGCTGGTGAAATTGGTCAAGGTGGCGGCGATCGCGCCGCCGTCGGTGGCGTTGTAGATGCCGGCCAGCGAAAAGTCGGCCTGTACGTAGGCGGGGGACAGGTCCCGTTTCCCTGTGGTCCACCCCGACTGGGACATGGTGAGGGTGAGGGTGGATCCGCACCCGCCGGTGGACACCGGCTGCACCAGGGTCGCCACGGCCGGTTGCTGGGTGTTGTTGGTGTACAGGGCCAGTTCCGCGCTGGCCTCGAAGATGGTTTTGAGGGTTCCGTCGGCCTCCAACGCGCCCTGGAAAACCTCGCGGGGCGCCTGCACCCCATCCGACGATTGGATCGCCTCCACCGCTCGCTTGACGGTGTAGTCGAGGGTCAGGCCGCGGGTGGACGAGGCACCGGCGTCGGTGAGTGCCCACTGCCAGCCCAGCGCGGGCGCCAGGGTCGTCCACACCGGAACCGCCGAACTGGCCGGCACCCCCGGGAACGACATCAGCTTCGCGGACAGGGTGACCGCCGCCTTGGGGTCGATCTTGATGGCGAGGTCGGAGAACGCGGCGTAGCTGTACGACTGCCACGTGACGGTGTCCCACACCGTCAACGAATAGGTGGGGCGCGCGGCCGCCGGGTTCTGTTTGAAGCTGTGCGACGACGTGGACACGATCGTGGACGTGGTGATCGTGTGCGCGTATTTCAGGCCCCCGCTGGGGGTCGTGATGGGCAGCGAGTAGGGCCCGGCACCCGTGACAGTGCCGACCACCGCGTATTCGGTGTTCAACCCGCCAGCGTCCTGCAACATCACTGTCGACCCGGTAGGGACCGACGCCGTCGCTGAAATCGTCGTGGCCCCCGCGACACTGGACGCGGCGAACGTCGTGGAAATGCCGGCGGTGACGGTGTCCGGG